GAAACTAAAATCCACATTGCTGGATATAGAAACCAATAACCCAGAAGGTATTCAGAATCTCAAGGCTCTGCTTAAGAATTATTCTGATATCATTAACAAGGACCAATCTACTCTCTCTGAAGAGGAGGAACAATCATTATGCGACCTGCAAGATAACATAATGATACTGATATTCGGACCATTCTATTCTCAATTCAAATTTGAATACATACAATCCGATACAATCATGGACGAAGAAGAGACTTTCATAGAAGACTTATGCAAATTCTATTTCGGGTAACAAATGAAAGACTACATCATCTTCCTATTAATGATTAGACTACCTCAGGGAACCGCTATCACTATATTCGGTATCGGTTCCCGACCTTTAACAAAAGATACGGTTTTAACAATCGAAAATACACAACTAATACCCATACTGATATGATAACTAAAGACACATTCCTGGTATCATTTAATATTCAAGGAGAAGGCTTTTGCGAGCCTTTCCTTGTTACATATCGTACTGAAGAATTAAACCCATATCTCAGATATCCAAGGCAAACATTAAATCCTAATCACCTACATGTATATTTTACCAAACAGGTAATCCGAGAACTAATGGGAATGCCCTATTATGATATCGAAATACTGGACTTCATTAGGGTACCCAGTTAACCCCATATATTATTATATTAATTTGCACGTATTATATTTATTTCGTATATTTGCAATAGAGAAATAAAAATATAATATTAACCGACCTCGAACGGGTCACTAACACATTAACATTATGACAACAAGAGCTTTTAACCAACTGCTTATCATCCTTATATCACAGGTCCAAGATTATCCATGGTCGGCTATCCTCCTTAATTCACTGGGCGATGAGAAAGACAGAGACCTTGAGGAAGATATCACCATCATCACAACTAATGGAGGACAGGAAGTAAACCTAATCCTAAATACAGATGACCTAATCCTTAATGCCTATCCCAAGGAAGAAACAGAGGAAAAACCCTTCATATCCTTCACACTAGAAAACATTAAGTATAACCTATATATCGACTAGAACATGAAAATAACAATCACTACATTAGTAATAATCGAAGATAACGAAGTACAGGATATAATACATTCCCTCAATGAGGACCTGGCCAAAGCCAAACAAGAAATCATAGACCAGGTAAATAACATATACGGTAACGAGAAATTAACATTCTTCAGTCTTCAAGGCATCCAGGAATACTTCGAGACAATACACTTAGAATGCCAAGAGATATCCTTTAATCGAGGAGGAACCGTAATACAGAAACAAGGAATACCAGAACTATGATACAAATCCTATACATATTATCCAAATCCTTAGTAGGGCTCTACTTCCTACTAAGGATCCTAGACGTAGAGAAGACCTACTCCCAACACAAAGAAAACCAAATAAAATATCCCAAAGCCTACATAATAACCAAGTACCTAATATACCTATTACTATACAATATCCTAATCGAATACCTATTCAAGGTAATCCTATAATACTACCCATCCACATACTACCCACCAAACAAAACAAATAATCAAAATCTTAATAGCGCTAACTAAGGTACACATATAACTAATACACCTATCCTATATACCATCAATATAACATATACTAATCATAATACATACTTACCTTCCTTCCCTTGGGGTACCTCGCCGGGGGTGGGAAAAATTGAGAATGAGATCTAGGTACCTACCTACTACTATACAACACACTATACTCTATAGCTATCTAGCTATCATACCACATAGCCCTACCACTTTAAAGGCAATCACAAAAAGGCCTATGTGATGATAATTTTTCGTCCCCTAATGGCCTCTTATTTACCTTATCCGAATTACCTTACCAAGCACTATTATATAATACATATCAATTAAAAATTCAAGGTAAATATGAAACACAGAACCCACAAGGATTTTCCATCCTACCGATTCTATTCAGATGGTAGGATTAAGAACAAAACAACCAATCACTTCATTAAGGTAAAACGTCATATGAAACTGATTGATGCTAAAGGCAAACGTAAAGGTATCACTGTTCAGAAATACTTTGCCGAACTATTCCCTAACCTATATACTTGGGATGAATTGGTTAAAGAATATAATATACCGATGGGTAGTATAGGTTATTTATTAAAAAAAGGTAAGGATAAACCCAGTGACCAGGTTATAATTAATATTGATAAGGTAATTATAAGGGGTTAGGTAATAAGGTCCTAGAGTTTATTGCAGTTATTGGCTAAGTATTTATATTAGCAATATTTGCATTAATTCTAGGACCTATGGTGTTATGGCCTTACTCCATTAATGGCCTCAAGGACTAAGGTAAATATAATTCAAGGCCCTTAATAACCTACGAAGGTAATTAGGGTTATTGCATAATTAAAATATTGTTCTTATATTTGCAGTAAGAAATAAAAATAATAATCACTTAAAACTCACTTACCTATGAACACAGAAGAATTATCAAACCGATTAACACAAATCGTACAAGGCATTACTAATACTCACCCTATTAAGGTTAAGGCTACTATCGAAGTTTTCCTTGAAGAATTTGATCCAAGCCAGAACTATCTTCTCTCTATTTCAGATATAGAAGGCTATGAGACCCAATTTATCGAATTCGAGATTTGGGACGAAAAGGATGGCCCTATACCTGGCATTAAACTTTTCAAGGATCTCAACATTTACCTTGAACGAGAATATTGCGAATACTAACCTAATTAACCCAGAGCCTAACTAAGGTATCTGGGTTTTTACTTACGCTAACTTAGTAAGCCCTTATAGGCTATCTTAATCTCTATAGGCTTACCATAGTCCCTATATGGCCTTATTGAATTAGGACCTAATAGGTTTATAGAGGGCAATAATAGGGATATAGCTAATTGGCCTTAATTCTTTATCACCTTAGTCCATTAATGGCCTTCAATATACAGGTATATATCACACTCTCAAGAGGGTAGGCATAAGCCATATAAGATTATCCATATACATATCATATATGCCCACTACAAAGCGTGCGAAGATTTCCCTTGTGAACCGCAATAATTAAGTGCAAAAATTAAGTGCACAATATTTTCTATTTTATGAATTTTTCACAAAAATAATTTTGAAAATAAAATTATTCATTTTCTCAAAAATTTTTCTTGAAATTATTTGTAGATTAAAATAAAGTTCGTATCTTTGCAATGTGAGAAAAACAAAGCGATATTTGAATGAATTTTTATTTAAAACTTTTTAAGAAAATAATTCTCTAAAAATTTTGTAGATTAAAAAATAGTTCTTATATTTGCAATACAGAAACGAAATAAATACTACCTTATTAGAATAGTTTAAAAAGTCTTGAAAGTCTATTTGAAAAGGTAATAAAAATAATAAATAATAAAACTTTCAAGCAATTTAATTATGAAAAAGCAAATTAATAACGTGAATGTAGAAAAAGCAAGTGCAAACGCAAAAGCAAATAGTTTAATTGCTTTAGACGTATTGAAAAGCGTTAAAGAAAAAAACGCGGGTCTTTTCAAAACGTCTTTAGGGACAAAAACAGAAATTTATAAAAAAGAACTTTTTGAGGGTGCAAACGAAAAGCAAATCAAATCGTTACGCAAAAAGTTCAGAAATGTAACTTTCAATTTTCTTTCCACGATTGCAAACAATGCAGATAAAAAACTAATTGATGGATTTATAGACTTTTATAAACAAGTCTATACATTAAATGATTTTTCATTTAATTCTATTGCAAGCGAAAATACAAAAGAAGAAAAGAAAGCGATATTAATAAAAGGTCTCGAAATCGTGAAAAATTCTTTGAAGTAAAACAAATTTTGAGTAGGGAAATATTTCCCTACTCACTTAAAAAATAAAAGTTATGATATTAAATATATTTTTATTTGTTGGAATAATTTATTTAGTTATTCAATGCTATAAAGACACAAAAGAAATTTTAAAAGACAATAACGAAACATTTAAAGATTGAAAGAAAGCAAAGGGACAAATAAAAATCTTTGTCCCTTACTTTTTATTTTCAAATGTTAAATTTAAGGGAACCGTTCGGCCCATTTAGTACCACAACTTTTTGGCTCCTCGTATTAAGGGCATGCCCACATCCACACACCACACATGCTCACACAAAAAGACCCAAGACAGATTAACCATCCCGGGCCTATACCTACAAAATACTCCTAAGTAAATCCTTAGTCCTATCTTTCCCCAATACTCCCCAATACTCCCCTACCATTCTTCTCATAAAAGAAAACATACCATCTCTGAAGATTAATCAACCACCAAGCCTTAACTTCCATATCAAGGAAATATCTATCAATACAACTCTTCTCCAAATCGGTAAGCCACATCTGATACCAAATCCTATTATCTTCTCTACATCTTAGGATTCTAACAAACCCATCTTCCTTCAAAGTCTCAACCTTCACCATAACCTTCCTCCTTTAATTGATTATCTATCTCCATTTCAAGAATCTCCAATCTCTTCAAATTATATACCTGATGTACAGGAAACCAATAATATCTATCTCTATCCTCATAAGGAATCATCTCAATCGGGGTAGGGGTATTAACATCTATCGTATAATATAACTCCGTTAAACCATATCTTTCAGGTTTAAACCATTGCTGAATCTCTATCCATAAAGTTGAATACCCATTCAAAACACAATGGGTTTTGATTACCCTACAAAGATTCTGTATTGTTCCTCCTCTCCTATGTTTAGCTAACTGCTCTTGGTATATTTCTTCGAACACTTTCCTAATCTTCTTTTCCTTCACCATACTTCATTACCTTATTAATTAATAAATCGATTGCCTTCACCCTTACCTCTCTATCATTTGGGTCCCACCAATAGAAATTCTTTTGAGAAGCTTCAGGGATAGAATCCCTTGCTATTCCCCATACCTCTTTCGATGAACTCCTAGCATCAAAGCTATCCTTCCAACTATACATGGTATTTACCTTTCTCTCCACTACCTTCACATTTCTTAGAGCTACTATACAACTTCTATTTATAAAATCCTCATAGGCCCATAGAACTTCTATACTGAAGGTATCTAAATTCCATATCCCAATCTCTTCGAGGTAATCCAGGATATCTACTGACCTTAGGTAAAAGCATAGGCCCTTCCTACAATCTTTATCCATTAATAGGTATTCCCTTGCCTTATATAGCCTTGCTACTGCAGTTCCCTTACTTATGTAATCTGTACTTCTCATATTCATTTAGCATTTATATAAATATATAGAACCTTGGGTATCACCGGGGTAGAGGACTACAATATCAAGAGAGCAATAATTATAAACCAATAAAACTTATTAGATTATGAACGAATTTAACTTTAGAGTAGCCAATGCTGCACCCAGGGCATCGGGCTTTGAGATAGGTCAGAATGTTGGGGATACCAAGACTACCCATATCTACTCCTATAAGACCAAGTACATTAATGGCAAGAGTACTGGGCAGAAGACTAATGTAGATTGGGATATGGAATCCAGCATCCCATCTTGGGTAAGCGTGAAATATGCTTTTGAGGGCAATGATTGCAAAGTAACTTTTACCACCCTGCAAGAGAATACAGGTTCCTCTGCCAGAACCCATACTCTTGTATTTAAGCAGAGAGAATCTGGGCAAACTATATCTTTCCCTATAAGTCAAGAACCCAACTTCACTTATACCTACTTCTTAGGTGTATTGAATGTAAGTGCTACCATAGGAGCTAATATAGGTAATACTACTACGATTATGGTTCAATCTTATATGACTCGAAGTGATGGAGAGGTAATGGCCAAACAACCATCCGTAGGAGCAACTCCTTCTTGGGCAACTAAGGTTACAGTTAAAGATGGGTCTATTCTGGCAGGTGCACCTAATTGGTACCAAATTATAGTTGAAGCAACTGCAGCAAACTCAGGTTCTTCAGAAAGGTCCGGAACACTCTTAGTAACCTGTGGTGACCAAAGTAGAAAAGTGACTATATGGCAGAAAGCTGCGGAACAGGATATCACCCTTACTATTCATTGGCCTCTGAACACTTTTTCAGGAGCTTTCTTCAAAGAGGGGCAAACACCTCAAACTGGTAGTACTGGTACAGCTTATTTTAATTTCTCTGTATTGGATGATACCTCAGTCCATAAGTATAAAAAATCCGAGGGTGTAAGAGTAAATTTACGAGATGGTAGTACTGAAATAGCTTACCCAGGTGATCGTATATCAGCTTATAGATTTACTAATCAAACTTGGCAATTAAGGTCTACTTTCCTATTGCCTTCATCAGACCAAATAATCACTTTATAAATTTCAAGGACATGGAAACGAAAGATGTAATATCATTCCGTAGGGGGGGGAGGTCACCTCCCTTGATTTAAATCTTGCAGGAGCAGGAGAAACCAAAGTAATTGGTGTTGAATCTATTACCTATAAGTACGTTAATGGTAAACTGTATCAAGAGTATGGAGCTACTTGGGGAGTTTCATCTTCCCAACTACCCCAAGGTAGTCAGCTTGAAGTTTCAGAGGACAATGCTACATTAACCATTACAGTACCAGCTAATAATACTTCTTCTACCCGTTCAGGTAAAGTAGTACTTATCCAACAAGCTTCAGGTAAGACGATTACCATTAATTTGTCTCAAACTACCAGTATACAAAACAATGGTATCATTATATATGTTTACTTAGACCCATCAACTCAAGGTAAAGGTGTAATCCAAGTAGTGGCAGACCATCCGGTGGCTAGCACCCTTGCTATTAGCTTGGATATTCAATATGGAGTCTCCTCTGGGGACAGACGTACATACAATCTAACCTTAGCGAAAGGTCAATATTTATTAAATCAAAAGTTCGATATTCAAATAGGAGCTTATCCCCAGGTTCTATCCTATAGTTATAACCCTAAAGAGGACTCTACTTATCGATACTCACTTCAGTTAAAAATACAAGAAAGATATGGAAAACTTAAATCCCCCCCCCCTAAATCTGGTTTTTAGTACCAGAGCCGCATCTCAGGAAATAACAGTACCTTCAGATGCAACCAAAAAGACCTTTACCATTCACTCATATAGAGATACTGTAGTGA